TTATATTAAACAGAAGAGCATATATAGGTAATATTAGATATTATGATATAAACAATAAACTGCAAACTGCTAATGATACAGTATTAAAATCAGAGGTAAACAAGTTTGATACATTTGATAGAGACAAACGATTAGATGTAGAAATAAATGATGGTGATGATATTATTAAATTAGCAGCAGTAGGTAGTAAGTTGTTGGAGTTTAAAAGAAATAGTTTATTTATTATTAATTGTAGCAGAGACCAAGAGTTATTAGAGGCTACATTAAAATATAAAGGTTGTGAAAAAGATTACCATGTAGTGCAGGCAGAAGGATTTGTAGCTTGGTTTAATAAGTATGGAGTGTTTTTATATGACGGAGAACAATTAAGAGATTTATTAATAGGGCCTACTGGACAAAAAAGATTTAAAAATTGGAATACTCAATATTATAGTGATGATGCTGTAATAGGTTATGTGCCAGACAAACAAACACTAATTATAGCAAATCCAGCGATAGGCGAGGCTGGAGGTAATCCTAGTGGTGGTATACTAGAAATTGATTTAAAGACGTTAGGATGGGCATATAGTGCGTTAAAAGCTAATGCTGTGGATGTATCTAACTTTATTAACCTTAATGATGGAAAATTAGTGTGGTTTGAAAAAGATAGTAATGATATTGAGTTAAAATATTGGAATCCAGAGTCTTCTTTAAAAGGTGGAGCAAATACTGATATATTATTAAAAACTGCAGCATTTGATTTTGGAGACCCTAGTAGAGATAAAACTATTACTACCGTATATATTAACTATAAAAATGGTGAAGATATAACTGTAAAAGGGTTTACGGATGTAGCATCAAGCAACGATGGTTCTGCATTTAGCAGTGTTACATTAGGAACATTAGCAGGAAATAATGATACTACTAATAGAGTTGCTAAATTTAAAGTTAGAGGAGTAACCTCTGCTTTTAAAAAAGTAAAAACATTTGGTTTAGAACTTAGTGGCTCTACAGATCAACAAGATTTTGAAATAAATGATATGCAAATAGTTCACAGAATAAAGACAATTAAATAATGGCAAAAGCATTACAAGGCAATAAAAAAAAATATACAGAAAATTTGTACAGTGAATCTTATGCACCTACAACAAACACTGGTGCTGGGGGTTCTCTTGTTAGTACTAAAACAAAAACAAATGATTTAGAACAAAAAGTAAATACACAAGTTAAAATTACTACTAAACCTGCAAATAGAGACGGAGTTACTGGTGATAGAAGGTTAGTTAGAGAGGGCGATACTGTGTATATATATTATAAATTAGAATCAGAGTGGTTTAAAACTGAATTGGAGAAAGCATAATGGCAAGTAGAGCAGATGTAGCTATGGCACAGTTTGGTGCGCAAGTAGCAGAAGAAGAAAGAAAAATGGAAAAACGTATAGAAGATAGCACTACTATACGTTCGTTGCAAAATATAGATGCTATGGCATCAGGTGCTACTATGGGACATCAACTTGGAAGAGGATTGTCAGAGGGCGTAGATATGATGAAGGGCTTTAACTATAGAAGGCGTGCAAGAAGAGGTTATATTAAAGATGCAAAAGGCAGAGGCATGACTGGAAAAGAAGCAAGACAAAGTTGGAGAAAAGATGGAAAGAAACAAGCTATGTCAATGTACGATGTAGGAAAAGAACAAGGATTTTCTCATAAAACAATGGTATCTTTATATTTAGATGGCGTGAACACAAACCCTGCAGATGGAAACCCAAAACCTACTTCTAATATAAATTCTAGTCCTGAGGTGTTTGCAGGTCCTTTAGAAGGAGGAGGAAGAGTTGGAGGTAATGATCCTCAAGTTCCTTTTACTAACACTACAACATCTACTTCTTTACCAGGAGAACCTGTAGGGACAGAAGACGGTGGATATTATTTTGGTAAAAATTTAGTAAGTCTTTATAACAGATTTCAGAATAAAAGAAGTGGTGGCGGAGGAGCTGGTTAATGTTAGGATTTTTTAAAAAGAAAGATCCATTTATGGACAAACTAATAGAACACTTGAAAGAACGTGAAGGTTATAAACAAAGTGTTTATTTAGATACATTAGGTAAACCTACTTGTGGTATTGGACATTTATTAACTAAAGAAGAACAAGAAAAATATCCTGTTAAGTCTTTAGTACCAAAAGATGTTATTGACAAATGGTTTAAAGCTGATATAGATACTGCATTAACTGCTGCAAGAAAACAAGCAAAAATATTATGCACAGATAACGAGGATATTGTAATTGCATTAGTATCTGTTAATTATCAATTAGGTGTAAGTTGGTCTAGAAAGTTTCCCAAGACTTGGAAACTATTATGTCATAGGCATTGCGATGATGCAATACAAGAAGTGTTGTATAAAAATCCACCAGATAAAGAACCTTCTAGTTGGATAGAACAAACACCAGTAAGAGTAAAAGATTTTATAGAAGCAATAGAGAAATTAAAGGAGATACACAATGGCTCAAGATAAGAAGAAAAGTGCTGCTCAAATAGCAGGAGAAAATGAAGTATTAGGCGCTCCAGATAAACCAGATCCAGATTTTGCAGCTGAA